TGTCCTTCTCGGCGATGAACACATCGGCGTCCCGGCCCACGGTGGTGAGGATGGCGCTGGGCAGGGCGGGGCGCAGGGCCTCCCCCTCCCCCAGGATCGTCACCGGCTACGCCCACGTCCGCAACGGCACCAGCACCTCCCCGCTGGTGCTGACCTTCGGCAGCAGTGAATCCATCGCCCTGGTGGATCGGGCAGCAGTCGGCAGCGGCATGCAACTGCTGGCCGGATCCGTCATGACCGTCGAGCAGCTGAACTGACATGACCTACACACCCACCCTGTTCGTGCACAACGCCAGCCCCGGCGTGAGCGCCGTCGAGCTGAACAAGCTCGGCAACGGTGTCGCCACCGCTGCGACCACGGCGGACTCCGCGCTGCTGGCCGCCGCCACCGCCAACGCCTCGGCGCAGGCCTCGGCGCTGAAGTTCCGGCGCGTCTACCGGCGGGTGCGGGGAGCCACCAGCGCGCCCATCACCGACACCCGGTTGGTCACCGACGGGGTCCTGACCGTCACCGTGGCCACCGCGCCGAACGCGTGCTTCCTGGTACAGGCCCGGATCCTCTACGTCGCCGACGCCTACACCGGCGGCCGGGTGGCCGTGTTCGCCTACAACGGCCAGCCATCCCGGCACTCCGTCGCCGACGGCGGGGTGTCCGCCTACACGTATGTGGAAGCCCCCGGGGGTATCAGCGCCAATCCCACGATCCTGGCGTGGGACCACCTCACCTCGGCACCGGCCACCATCGACGGGGGCGGCCTGGTCACCGACGCCGCCACCTTGACCTCCGTGGTGGTCAACGGCGACGCCACCGGCACCCTGACCATCGGCATCGCCGCCGCCCAGGGGGACGGCGTCAGTTCCGTCGACTTCCAGATCCTGGCCGGGTCCTACCTGACCGTCGAGCAGGTGGGCTGAGCCATGGCGTACACCCCCAGCACGTTCGTGTCCGGGAGCACCACCGTGCCGGTCAGCGCCTACGAGCTGAACAAGCTCGGTGCAGGCATCGCCCAGGCCCAGGCCGTCGCCGAACAGGCCCAGGCTGTTGCCACCACCGCCAGCGCCGTCGCCGGGTCCATCACCGCGGGCATCGCAGGCATCCACACCGCTGTGCGCATCAGCAACTCCAGTGCCGTCACCGCCACCACGTTGACCGCCGACGGCAGCCTCACCGCCAGCATCGCGGCCATCGCCGGACGTCGCATCGCCGTCAGCCTGTACCTGATGTTCACCGCGGACCCCACCAGCACCCCCATCAATCTCGGGATCTCGGCCACCAACACTGCCGGGGACGTGTCCGGCACCCTCTACCTGACGTCCCGCACGCTCGACGGCACCGGTAACCAGGGCGCCTGCGCGGCACTGGCCGCCGGGAAAGCCTCCGTCCCCATTCCGGTGTTGTCCGCCAACACCCATTTCGTTCACGGGTTCGCCACCCTCGTGGCGGGCTCAGGGACAAGCAACATCTCTATCGCAGTACTCAGCTCGCAGACCGCAACAGGTTCCGGTGTCGTCCTGCTCGCCGGGAGCTGCATACGAACAGAAATACTTATCTAGCCCCCGTAACATCAAGACAGACAACGTCTCCCGTGCCTAACGACACTGACTCCGGGCCACCACTGGGCGCATATTCGGTCGCATTCGTTTCGACCTTTCGAAAGGAAACTCTGTGCCTAGCTACAAGAGGCCCGGCGTCTTTGTCGAGGAGACGCTCACCCCTTCCCAGTCCCGTTCCTCGGGGGGAGGGTCGATCGCCGCATTCGTCGGCACTTACGGTCGTGGACTCACCACCCCCTCGCTCGTGACCTCCTACTCCGACTTCTCCAACCGGTACGGCCCGCTGGACGCCAGCTACGACCTCGGGTTCGCCGTCTTCACTTACTTCGGCAACGGCGGCTCCGCCTGCTGGATCACCCGCGCCGTCGGCTCCGGTGCGGCGGCTGCCACCCTGACGCTGTCCGACCGCGCCAGCACCCCGCAGGCCACCCTGACGGCGGCTGCCATCAGCCCCGGCACCTGGGGCAACACCGTCTACCTCAGCATCACCGACGTGGGCAGCGCGGGCCGGTTCACCCTGACCGTGTTCAACGAGGGCACCTCGCCGGTCAACGCCGTCGAGACCTACACCGACCTGTCCATGGACCCCACGGACAACCGGTACGTCGTGACGCTGGTCAACAGCCAGAGCAACTACATCACGCTGACCAACGCAGGATCGTCCACCGCAGCCCCGAACAACGCGCCCTCGGCCCGCACCGCGGCCGACGTGAACGCGGTCCTGTCCGGCGGCGCCGACGGCTCAGCGCCGTCCGCAGCGAACTACCTGGCCGCCGTCCAGAAGCTGGACACCGTCGAGGGCCCGTTGGTCCTCAACCTGCCGGGCATCTCCTCGGCCACCACGCTGAACCCGATCATCAGCTACTGCGAGACCCGGGGGGACGTCTTCCTGGTGATCGACCCGGCCGCGAACCGCACTGCCTCCGAGGTCACCACCGATTTCGCGACCGCGACACACTCCAGCTACGGCGCCATCTACTACCCGCGCATCCAGATCGCCGACCCGATCTCGATCACCCCGAACGTGCTGCGCACCATCGCCCCCGGCGGCGCGGTGGTCGGCCAGATGCTGCGTACCGACGTGCAGTCCGGCCCGTTCAAGGCACCGGCCGGAATCAACGCCGGACTGCTGCCCGCCTCGGCCGTCGAGCGCAAGCTGACCCCCACCGAGCTGGACACCCTCAACACTGCCAGCCCGGCCATCAACGTGATCCGCCCCATCCCCAACGGCGGCATCTGCGTCATGGGCGCACGGACGCTGAAGTCGGGATACGCGGACATGTACGTCCCGGTCCGCCGGTCGCTCATCTACATCCGCAAGTCCCTGATTGACCTCACACAGTTCGCCGTGTTCGAGCCGAACGACGAGCGGCTGTGGCAGCGGATCCGGGTGTCCTGCGCGAACTTCCTTCAGCAGTACTACCAGAAGGGCGGGCTGCGCGGCTCGACCCCCACGCAGGCGTTCTACGTCAAGTGCGACGCCACGCTCAACGACTCGGCCGCCATTGCCTCCGGGGTGGTCAACGTGGAGATCGGCGTCGCTCTTCAGTACCCGGCCGAGTTCATCATTCTGCGCCTCGGCCAGTTCGAGGGCGGCTCCGCTTCGATTGTTGAGGTTTCCTGATGCCTGACGTCGCCAACTTCTCCAGCGCGGCCACTGACCCGCTCAGGAATTTCCGGTTCCTGGTGGTCATCGCCCCGCACAACCCGAACAACAGCGCCATGAGCGGGTTCAACTCCTACATCGGGTTCACGTCGGTGTCCGGCCTCGCGATGACCATCGACTCGATCCCCTACCGGGAGGGCGGCTACAACACGACCGTCCACCAGATCCCTGGCCAGGCGTCGTTCTCTCCGATCACCCTTTCCCGGGGCGTCACCATCGGCTCGAAGCACAACTACAACTGGACTCGGGCCCTGTTCTCCACCGTCCTGAACACCGGCACCAGCAACCCCGCGGACGACTGGCGTGCCAAGGTCTTCATCAAGGTGCTCGACCACCCCGTCACGTCTCCCGACGGTCAGGTGTCTGAGACGAACAACCTCCTGTTCCCCCCGATCAAGGCCATGTTCACCGTCCACAACGCGTGGATTACGTCGCTCGCCTATTCGGACCTGAACGCCGGTGACAATGCGCTGTTCGTCGAGCAGATGACCCTCGCGCACGAAGGCTGGGAGATGTCCTGGGTCGACACACCCGGCGTGAGCACGGTCGACGCCCCTTACTGATCTCGACCACCATCAAGGAGCACCAGCACGTGACCACTACGGAATACACCACGGTCAACCCCACGGCTAACCCTGCCCTCGCCCAGCGGCTCACCGAGAAGGCCCTCTCCGAACCACCTCCCATGGTTCGGGAGACGCCGCCGCTGAAAGGGCTGCCGACCACGAGCGTCCGCCTGCCCGGCGGATTCGAGACCATGGCCGGGTACGTCTACGACGTCGAGGTGCGCGAGCTGAACGGAGAGGACGAGGAAGCCCTCGCCAAGAGCCCCACCGTCTCTCGCGCACTGATGACGATCCTCAACCGGGCCACCGTCCGCATCGGCGACTCGAAGGCAACCCCGGGGCTGCTGGACAGCATGCTGGCCGGTGACCGGGAAGTCGTGCTCCTGCAAATCCGTAAGGCGACGTACGGCGCAACGGAAGAGTTCTACCTCCACTGCACCTCCTGTTCCACCGACCAGAAGCAAACCATCGATCTCGACACGGACGTCAAGATCAAGACGCTCGAAGACCCCGCGGACCGGCGGTGGGACATGGACCTACGTGTCGGGCACGTCACCTTGTCCCTGCCGGACGGAACAGCACAGCGCAAGGTGGCTGCCGCCGGGGACAAGTCGATCGCTGAACTCAACTCCATCCTCATCTCCGAATGTCTGATCCAGGTCAACGACATGCCGTCCATGGGGGTGGGAACAGCTCGGAGCCTGGGACTGGCCGACCGTGAGGCAATCATCAACGCCATCGCCGAACGCCAGCCCGGCCCCCAGTTGGGGGAGGTGATCAAGTCGTGCGAGAACTGCTCAGCGGACATCCGGGTGCAGATTAATCTCGCACAACTGTTTCGTCTATAGCGACACCGGTCGGATTTACGAGCGCATCCACGACGAATACGAGCTGCTCACCAAGTACTACAACGGCTGGACGCTGAGCGAGATACGAGCCCTGTCCCCCAGGGAGCGGCACAACTGGATGGTCCGAGCGATACGAAGATGAGGTGTATCACGTGGCTGGCGAACAGAACCTGAGCGGGAATCTGTTCGGTGGGCAGGGTGGCGACAGCATCACCGGCAAGGCCACCAGCGCTATCCGCAGCGTCGACACGGCCGCTACTCATCTGGTCGCCCAGCTGAAGATGGCCAGCCAGCTGCTGACCCAGATGCAGACGACCTCCAAAGCTATTGCCGCCAACCTCTCGAAGATCGGCGGCGGCACCGTCACCGGGCCGAACCTGTCCAGCACCGGCGGCGCCGGTGGCGCATCGTCGGCCGCAGCCGCTGCCTCTGCCGCATCCCAGTCCACCGCCTCCCGCATGCAGTCGCTTGCTGTCAGGGGAACGTCCAACGTCGGCGCTGCGGTGGGGGCCGCCGCCGCGTACGGCCCCGCGGCCATGATGAGCCAGACCGGCGGCATGTTCGGCGCCGATATGAGGGCGTTCGCCAACACCGACGCCACCTTGCGCATGACCGCCCCCGGCCGTTTCACGTCCACCGGGGCTGCCACGAAGTGGTACACCAGCGGGTTGGCCGCCGGGCAGAGCGCCAACGACGCCATCACCGGCGGCGCAATCCTCGCCAACGCCGGGTTCACCGGTGCCGGTGTCACCGGCAGCAACATGGACATCTATCGCCAGCGTGCCGCCGTCATGCAGAACTTCACCCCCGGAGCCGATATTCAGGCCACCACCTCGGGGCTCGCTCAGTTCCAGAGCGCCGGGTTCGTCAACTACATGCGTGCCCGCGGTGTCAACGCCCGCAGCATGATGACCGGCGCCGCAGGAGACCCGCAGGCTATCGCCGACCAGATACTCCAGACGACCTCGAAGACCGGCGCAGGCTTCTACAAGATGAGCCAGCAGCAACGGCTCGACCAGGTCAACGGCGCCCTGATGTCCGGCGGCGCACTCAACCTCGCGGTCACCCGTTCCGGCCTGGGAGCCGAAGGCCAGCAGCAGCTGGTCCAGATGATGCGCATGTCGGCCATGGCCGGGAGGCCGGTCTCCAGCATGAGCCAGGCGGAGACGGAGAAGTTCCTGAAGGACCCGGCGGTGTCCAGTCAGTTCCAGAAGGCAGACGCCAAGAACGCCCAGGCGACGGCGCAGATCCAGTCCCAGACTCTGGACGCTATCCAGCAGGGTTACGCAACGGCCAAGGATCTCCAGACGTCGATGCTGAAGGAGCTGGGCAAGCACACCACCTCCCTGGACATCATCGCCAAGACCGTCGGATTCAATACGGGCCTCGGGCCGTCAGGCTCCCACGCCGCGGGCAATGTCTTGTCCACCGTCGCCGAGGTGATGGGCGGGGGCCTCGGCGCCAAGGGCCTAGCCTCTTTGGGCAAGTCAGCGGTGAACAAGCTGCGTAGTGGGGGCAGCAACGTGGCAAGCAGGGCCGCCGGGCCTGTAACCCGCGCCGGGGCCCTCGGATCCAAGATAGGAAGGCTAGCTGAGGCCGTCGCTACGCCGATGATGGTCGTTGATGCCTTCGCGAACTGGTCGCAGTACTACGACAAGTACTCCGACCCGAACCATAAACCTGGCGTCTGGACCGGGATCAAGGACACTCTCCAGCACCCCATTCCGGTGGCGGTCGGCGACGGGATGCGTTTCCTCAAAGGCATGTGGAATGACGTGACCGGCGGCGGCGGCGTTGGCACGCCTGTCGGAACCCGTGGTGCACCCGGTGGGGGTGGCGGTACAACGTCGGCCGGTGCGGGTAACAGCTCGGGCCTGATCGGTGAAGCCCTGAAGTGGCTCGGAACCCCGTACAGCTGGGGAGGCGGCGACAGCAACGGCCCGTCCCGCGGTATCGGCAGAGGCAGCAAGACCATTGGCTTTGACTGCTCTGGGTTCGTCCGCTACGTGTTCGGAAAGTTCGGGGTCACCCTGCCGCGCACGTCCCAGGCCATGGCCTCGTCCGGTCAGGAAGTCACGAAGGCCAACGCCCGCAAGGGCGACCTGTTGGTCATTACCTGGACTGAGCCGAACGGCCATGTGGGCATCTACCTCGGCGGCGACAAGATGATCCACTCCCCTCACACGGGTGACGTGGTGAAGATTGCCCCTGTGCCGTGGGGGAACGTCTCCCATATCCGTCGGGTCATCGGCGGAGGAGCTGTCGGAGATGCTTCCGTGGGATCGAGCACCTCGACCGACATCGGGAGCGGCCCTTTGCCTTTTGGCCTCAAACATCTGTGGGAAGGTCAGGGATTCTTCCAGACCCCTACCTCCAATGCGTTGAGCCCCACCACCGCGTCAGGCAGCGGCACCGGCTCGGTCACCATGGCCTCCGGCGGCAGCAACGGGCAGACCGTCTTCAACACCCTGGTCGGCATGGGATTCACGAAAGCCGCCGCTGCCGGAGTCGTCGGCAACCTTCAGCAGGAATCCGGCGTCAACCCGCTCAGCCACCAGAACGGCGGCGGCCCCGGACGCGGAATCATGCAGTGGACCTCCAACCAGCGGTGGGCCCAGATGGTCAAGTGGGCCAAGGGCAACAAGCAGGACCCCAACGCGCTCGGCACGCAGGTTTCCTGGATGGTCAAGGAAATGCGTGACGCCGGGGTCTACAGCAAGCTCGCCGGGATGACCGACGTCCACGCCGCAACCCAGTACTTCGAGAACAGCATGGAAAAGGCCGGAACCCCCAACATGGCAGCCCGCTACGGGTACGCCGACTCGGCCTACAAGAGTTTCTCGGAAGGTTCGTGGCGGGTCACCAAGGATCAGCTTGCCAAGGTGCATGACGGCGAGATGATTATCCCGTCGAACGTGGCCGAGACGCTGCGCACCTCAATCCGTGAAGGCTTCGCCGGACAGGGCTCCGGAGGGTCCAGCGGTGGCGTGCAGGTCATCATCAACGCCTCGTTCGCCGCGGGTACCACCCATCAGCAGGCCACGGAACTCGCGCAGACGTTCAGGACCATCGTGCAGAAGACATCGTCGGCGTCCAAGGTAAGGAGGCGATGACCCATGCCTACCAGTAGAGGGATCAAGCCGAAGTCGAAACTGCCTAACTGGGGGGTCGACCGCACCGAAAGCCAGATCAGTAATGCCCGGCGAGCCGCTCAGGTATCAAGGGCCCTCCCTCCGGCGCATGACCCGATCGAGACAGCTATCAATGCGGCTCGCACGGGCAACGGTGTTGACGTCAGCACCAAGCCGATCAAGTGGAACCCGGGGGTCCACAAGACAACGCTCTACGCACCTGGTGTCGTCGGGGTGCCCACTACCGTGTTCAAAGGCTCTCTGCGCCCAACCATGGTCCAGGCCAATGCCTCCGTCGGCGCGCACACATATGGATTCCAGTTCCACTACAACCCAGAGACCATCGACATCAGCTACAGCATGGACTCCGATGTCGTCCCGAACGCTTCGCAGAACTTTGACGGCAACCTGTACGCCCACCTGCAAACCGTCAACATGACGCTCCTCCTCAATCGTCAGGCCGAAGTTCACGAGACCGACCCGACGGCGCTTATGCACCCGTGCAGCGCTGACGATCTGGCCATGTTCAGGAAGTTCGGGACGATGTACGATCTCGACTTTCTGTGGGGAGCGATTAACCTCGACGACCAGGAGAAGCCCAATACCGGAGTCACCATCCATGACATCGGCTACCTCCAGGTCAGTGCATTGATCCTCCAGCTCGGCAAGTACTGGAAGTTCCCGGTCCTTCTAACGCAGGTCGCCATCACCCACACGAAGTTCACCTCAGACATGGTGCCGATCCAGACCACCCTGGGCATGTCGATGACCCGGATGTCTGCCGAGAAGTCGGCCCAGAAGACCATCGATACGCCGGTGTCGCCATGACCATCCGAGTCGACGGTCGCTACACGACATTGGATGCATATTTCGCCCCCAGCCGTGACGGCTATTCATCCATAGAGGTTGTCGGCCATTCATTCGGCACCCCTGGTCAGCACACGGTGGCACAGTCAAATGTGCGTGTGGCGTCGTCCGTCGTCCTGACGACCATCTACCGGTGGAGTGACGGCGACCGGATCGACACCTTGGCGTACAGGCTGCTGGGAGATTCACGCCTGTACTGGCGCATCATGGACCTGAACCCGCAGATCCTGGACCCGACCGGGATTCAGCCGGGCACGTCTATTGTGGTGCCTCGTGTATAACCCGGCACTCGGGGTCCTCAGCCTGCCCACGAAACAGGTCATCCTCGGGCAGTGGAAAACCCTGAAGCTGCACCAGGGCTGGGGGCAGCACGACCTCGCCGAGGTGGAGGTGAGTCATCCCCGCGGCCAGGAGACGGCCTTTACCACCGGCACCCCGATCACCTTCACGTTCGGGATGCCGGGCAGTCAGCAGCGGTGGACCGGGTACGTGCAGACCCCGGACCGGTATGTCACCGGCGAGGTCACCGAGACCGTGCTGAGCTGCCTGGGGCCCACCTACAGCCTCAGCGGCTCGGACCAGCGGTCCTGGAACCGCATCTCGGCCTCAGCCGTCGTCGAGCAGCTGTGCGGGTTCCAGAGCCTGGCCTGCCACACCACCGGCACACCCCGCGTCTACGACCACATCACGCAGGCAGGGCTGACGGACTGGGAACTGATCAACCGGTTGGCGGCAGAGAACGGCCGGTTCGTCATCGCGGACGGCGTCGGGGTCCGCTTCCTCAGCCGCCCGGCCATCCTGGCCACCTTCAACGTCACCACCAGCCCGGTCTTCATCGCCACCCACACCCGCACGACCCAGGTGTACTCCTGGCAACCCACGGCCAGCGACGACCCCGGGATTCCCAGCGAGCGCGCTGCGGTCAAGAGTTTCGCCGGTGTCGATTCCCGGGATGCGCATGTGGTCCGCCACGTGCAGAGTTCGGCCGACGTCCCGTTCGGGTCTGTGACCGGCGGCAAGCTGTTCCTGGACACCAAGGCTCGCACGCCGGTCAGCAACGCTGCTGAAGCCGAGGCGCTGCACCAGGCGGCTTCCGACCTGGCCAGCTGGAAGTACCGGCTGCACATGGTGACGATCGGCAGGGCGAACATTGAGCCCGGCCTGGTGGTTCGTACCGTTGGGATGGACGGTTTCAGCGGAACGTGGGTGGTCGAGAACGTGACCCACGTCATCGGCGGTGGCCTGTACACCTGTGAGATCGATCTGGTCACCGATGCCCTCGGCGAGCTGCCCCGGCAGTACACCAACCCCGGTGGCATCACCCGTGCCTTGCCGAAAGCCGCGCCGGTGCTGCGGCAGGCCGCGACCACCACGGCGTTCGCCACCTCCCAGACGCGGTGGCAGGCGCAGAACCGGGTGTCCGTGCAGGCCTTCCTGCCCCGGCCGGTCCCGGCGGCACTGAGTGTGCGGAGGCCCGGCCGTCATGCCTGAGACTGCGTTCACGGGCCTCTACCGAGGCGTGTGCATGGACAACCGGGACACCGAGAAGCGGGGCAGGATCAAGGTCGTCGTGCCTCAGGTCACCGGCGTCTCGTCTGTCCTGGACGCATGGCCTTGTCACCGTGCCGCCGACGATTTCGCCGACGTGCGCGCCACCCCTCCGAAGAAGGGCATGCTGCCTTCGCCGAACCTGCCCAAGGTGAGTCAAGGCGTGTGGGTCATGTTCGAGGGCGGCTTGCCGGACAAGCCTGTCTGGATAGGAGTGTTCTAGGCCGTGTCGCAGATCGTCACCCCCTTCCGCATCAACAGCGCCGGGTATGTCGACGCCACCACTGACATCAATCAGCGGATGGCCATGAATGTGTTGACCGCCGTCACGACAAGGCTCGGCGAACGGCTCATGAAAGGTCAGTACGGCAGCATCTTCGGGGACCACGTCTTCGACGTGATCACTCCGGCGTATGCCCTCGACCCTGACCAGATGCTCATGGAAGAGGCCAGCAAGGCGGTTTCCGCGTACTTCCCGACGGTGCGTCTCATTGACGTCCTCGTAGAGCAGTCGCCGAGGTCTCCCGGCGAATATCGTGTAACCGTCCAGTACGCGCTGGACACAGACAAAGTCGACCGGACCACAACCGTCACGGTCACTCGCGATCTTCTGACCGGAAACTGAGGTTCGGTCCATGGCACTGCCGTTCCCCGTCGACTACACCAGCCGGGACTACGACACCATCGCGGCCGACCTGCTCACGTTCGGTCGCAGCGCGCTGCCGGAGTGGAACACCCGTGACGCCAACGACTTCGGCGTGGTCCTGGTCGAGCTGTTCGCCGGTATGGGCGACATGCTCAACTACTACATCGACCGGACGCTGAACGAGGCCTACCTCGATACCGCGGTGCAGCGCAGCAGCTTGCTGGCGATTGCGCGGCTGCTGGGCTACAACCCGACACCGTTGCGGTCCGCGACCGCCGTCCTGACGCTCAACAACACGGCCGCCAGCCCGCTGACCGTCCCCAAGGGCTCACGGTTCTACGCCACCAACCTGGTCGCCGGGCTCCCGTACAACATCTACTTCGAGACCGCCGATGACGTCATGATCCCTGTCGGGTCACCCGGCGTCGCGGTCGTGAACGTCACGCAGGGCGTGACCACCTCGACCGAGTCGCTGGGCACCTCCGACGGCAGCCCGGCGCAGACCTACGCGCTGTTCAACCCGAACGTGGCCGCCGGGTCCGTGGTCGTCGAGGTGAACGAGACCGGCACCTACGTGCCCTGGCGCACCGTGGACCACGTCGTGGACTTCGGTCCCTCGGACCCGGTCGTGGAGGTCTACGAGGACGCCGACGGCCTGACGTACGTGCGGTTCGGGGACGGCATCTCCGGCCGGGTGCCGTCGGTCGGTGCCGCGATCCGGGTCACCTACCGGGTGTGTGACGGCGCCCTGGGCAACGTCGCCGCCTCGGCCATCAACGCCAGCGTCGGTGCTCTGCCGGGCCTGACCGCGGTCTCCAACGGGACAGCCGCCGTCGGCGGGGCCGACCGGGAGACCGACGAGAGCATCCGTTGGAACACGCCTCGGGCACTGCGCGCCATCAACCGGGCCGTCACCACCGACGACTACGCTGCCCTGGCCCTCCAGGTCTCCGGCGTCGGGAAGACTAGCGCCCAGCTGACCGCTCCTGGCGCCATCACCGTCTACGTGGCCCCGACCGCCGCGGTGGCCCCTGGCCCCACCCTCAAGGATGCGGTCGCTGCCTACCTGGCCGACAAGCAGATGGTCGGCACCGTCGTGTCCGTAGCTGATCCCACGTATGTTCCGCTGGACGTCAGTGCCACCATCTTCGTCCAGCCAAACTTCCGGCAAGACCACGTGCAGACCATGGTCACCTTGGCCATACAGGCCGCCCTGGCCTTCGACCAGGTGCTGTTCCAGGACGTCATCGTTCCGGTCGACATCCTCAGCGCCATCTTCACGGTCGACGGCGTACAGACCGCAACCATTCAGGTCCTTGACCGAGCTTCATTCATCGGAACCGTCGGCGTCACCCTGGGCGTGAACGAGATCCCCACTCTGGGCACCCTCAGCCTCAGTATGCAAGACGGCATTGTCTGATAGAGAGATGACCTGATGGCCACATATCCCACGGCGGTGAAGTCGTTCACGTCCCGGGCCGACAATGTCGACTGGGTAGACGCGAGCGATATCAACGTCGCGTATGACGAGATCGTTGCCGTCGAGGCGACCTTGGGGGTTACCCCAGCCAAGTCCGTCTCGAATCTTGCTACCCCCTGGAACGGTGCGACCAACTACAACTGGGCCACCGTCAAGGCCCGACTGGACAACATCGAGCTGGGGGTCGCCGGAGACGCCCACGCGAGCCTGTACGTCCACCAGGGCGGCGGGGACACGGTGCAGACCTCCAGCACCTCGGTTGTCCCGTTGACCGTCCGAGGGGCACTGAACAGTTCGGTCAACACCTTCCAGATCCAGGACCCCGGCGGCACCAACAGGGTCACCGTGGACGAGTCGAACTACCAGCTGTACCAGTCCGGCCAGGTGGTTCCCTACATCACCAAGTGCGGGGTCGCGACGTTGACGGTCCCTGCCGGGACCTCGACCGGCACCGCCAGCATCACCTTCGGGGACTTCACCGTCGCACCGGTCATCTTCGCTACCGTCAACGCCACCACCTCAGACCTTCCCCCGGCCAGCACGACGGTGTCCGACGTGACGGGCGCCGGGGCCACGCTGGTCGTGAACCTGTCGAGCACCGTCTCTGTGGACACACCGCTGCGGATCTTCTGGCTCGCCATTCAGGGCATGCGCACCGGCGCGACCGCCGCGATTCCCTAAGACGGAGTGACACATGGCCAAGTACGGCGGCATGAAGTACGGCTCCGACAAGTACGGGTCTTCCG